GATCTTGTCCAACCAATATCGTATGATGCGTTATGACAAACTTTATCTACACCATTTTCCATTAATTTTTTAAACCATTTGAGTGTAATATTTTTATCCATATTACCTCCAGCTTCATGTCCAATAGGAAAGTATCCTTTAAAACCATCTGCAGCTACTGCAATACCTACAATCTCTCCATCTTTAGTAGCCCATCCAGGACCTTTAGTTTTAATGTTAGGATCTCTTGTTTCTAAGTCGACTGCTATAATAGATCTATCGGATAGATCTGGGTAACTTTCGGGTTTCTTCCAATCCGATTCCGCTTGATTGAATACTAATTCTGTTGTCATAAGATTTTATATTTTTTAGGTTGCAGTAACAGTCGCCACAGTAATACTTTTTATCTTCAATTACAACTGCTAATTTGTGTTTACAAAATTCACAATTATTTTTTCTTTTTTCCATCTTTCAATTTAAGTATTTCTAAATCGCAATAATGTTTAATCTTCTCAAGATCTTCTATTCCATTTTTACCTAAATATCTACAAACATATTTTATAACATTTCCTTGAAAAAATGAGAGGTTATTTTTTGATATAAATTCATATGGTTGTATATGAAAGTTTTTGTAATGATTTCCGCCTATCTGTTTATTTTGGGGAAATGCTTCATCAAACATATCTTTATCACTCATCTATAGTTCTCCTGTTAAAATTAGATGCAAGACGCCCCAAAGGAAAAAAATATGTATGGTTAGTAGAGAGTATATGTAGGGATGTCTTAGAACGTGTAATGCCAGTATACCACACTCGCGCTTCAGCCATTTTCTCCTTGTTGGTTTTTGTTGAAAAATTAGATGGCCAATTAGCTTTCTCATATATTAGTACATTGTCTGCCTCCCCACCTTTAACTGAGTGGATTGTGTCAATTATTATTTTTGCCTTTTCGTTAAATTGAATATTTCTTTTTAACATACTTTCAAAATAATCCAAGTCTCGAGCAGTAAATTTTCTATTCAAGACCTTCCACCAATCGTTCTCACTAGTTTCCAAACCACAGTTTTGCTTTAAGTAATCTAGATCTAAAGGTTGATTTGGATGTATGTCAGACCAGGCTTTGTTGTCGATCTTTCTCCATCCTTTTTTAATTTGCTCAATAAAATCATATAAAATACCTACCTGTTCTTTAGTTATAGTCTCACCTTTTTGTAAGGCAATCCAATAATTTATGGCATTCCACTTGTTTATATTGAACGATTTATTACCTCGCATATCTTGGAAGTATAGGCCTCTTTGTCTAGCAGCTTCTTTAAGCTCATCAACATTATCTCCTACTCTACCAAGAACAAACCAAGTTCCTTCTAAATCATCAAAAGGAACCTCATTGAATCTACTATATGTTTTAATAGATCCTTCAGATTTATTGGTTGAAGTAAATTCTTTTGGTTGTCTCTCAGGTATAAATTTTAATATCTCTTTAGAAAAATTAAGTATTGTATCATTTAATCTATAAGATTTATTTAATATAAATACCTTACCTGGAAAATCTAAAAAACTTCTTACTCTTGCACCGTTCCATTCATATATAGCCTGGTCATCATCTCCAGCTAAATAAACTCTTTTAGCTTGAGCTGCTACTTTATCTACAAACTTCCATTGTAATGGTGTTAAGTCTTGAGCTTCATCAACTATAAATACTTTGTACGATGGTGGATCTACTTCATTTACATATTTTTCTACCATGTCTGTAAAATCCATTTTATTATCTTTTTTAAATTTAATATAGTTTCTAATTATATCTGTAAATTGTTGTAGTCTTACCTTTTTAATAGGTTCTGCTTTATATAAACTAACAGGATCCACTAACATGTTCCTAGCTTTGTCGTATACTCTTAAGGACCAGTTGTTAAATACTTTTTGATTCGCATCATCTTCACTAAAGTTTGCATTTATAGTTCCCCAATCAGTATGAAACTTAAGCATATCTATTCTTGGATCTAATACAGGAATCGAAGATAATTCTTTTTTACAAAATGAGTGTATAGTTCTAAAGTTATTAAAATCATCTTCATCATATTGTTTAAATTTTTTTAAAACTCTATCTACTGCTTCATCAATAGCTTTATTTGTAAATGAAACATATACCATTTCAAATGGCTGCACACCTAATCTCAAATGTTTTTCAACTATTTTAATTAATCTAGTAGTCTTACCTGTACCAGGAGGACCAAAGATCTTAAAAGTTTTGTTGTGTATCTGGGTCAAATGGCGATTGTTCTGTTTTAAATTCGACATTACGTTCCTTAATGTTTTCTTTTTTAGGTTTAGGTATCTTCCACAATCGCGCTTTGTAATCTTTATATTGTCTTATGTACTCAGCCCCATTGTCAATTAATAATTCTTTTACCTCAGATGGTTTCATATTGTTGCCATCCTTCTTTAAAAACTTTTTAAATACTTCTGCTCTAAAAAATAAATGACCATCATCTTGAAACACATAATCTGTTTGTGTTTGTGATATATCATCAGCTAATTGACTGTCATCTATAAAGTTTCTAAATAGATATTCAAACTCATCTTTGTCATCATCAGTAAAGTCATAACCTTCAACATCTGTTTGAATTGATTTAAGATAATTTAGCCATAAACCAAAGTCATCTGACTTCATTGTTTTCCATACTATATCTGCATCAAACAATTCTGTTTTTAATAATTGCTGCTGACACAATTGTTGACCAGTTAATCGAATAGGTTTTTTATCTATTGTTAAAATATATTTAGGTGGTTTAGTGCTAATCTTTTGAAACGAATCAACATTAAATGTATAATTCTTTTTACCAATACCTAATTTTCTTTTTACACATGCTGCTTGATCACAAAACTTTTTAGCTATTGGAGAACTACATCTATAATTATAATCCTTATCTCCATTTAAACTTTTTATTACAGTAACTTTTAATTCTTTAGGATCTATTTGATCTGAACCCCAAGACTTGTTAACTTCATTTAATTCATTTTCCCATGCACCATCTTTACCGTGTTTCTTTAACATACAAACACCTACATTAAACAAAGCTTCGTTACGTCCTTCTCCAGGCTTAACTGCATTCTTTATAAAGTTTTGTACACATGGTGGATATTCTTTAAAATCCTCGTCTTCATCTTCTAACTCTTCTAATTTTATTTTATAAAAATCTTCTGGTTTGACTAAATAAGGTTGTACTGCTTTTTCTAAATCTTCTATTGCAATGGATTGGCCGGTGTCGTTTATTGCGTGTCGAGTAGTTAATTCTGCATTCTGATAGGGTAAGTTTAACCAATTACCTATTGTACCTAACTCAACATTTATAGTTCTTTGTTTTGGAAATATTTCACAATCAGCTAAACCTAATCGACTAGCCAACTGAGTTAGCTTATCAATCATATCTGTTGCTGGTACAACACCATCGATATGTAAAAATATATGTAGACCTCCAGATTTAGATCTGTAAGGAAACAGTGGTAAATTTAATTCTCTAATTTTTTTTATTATTTTAAGTGGATCGAAACCATCGTATTCATCAACATCAATACAACCCCACTTGCAGTTGTTATCTTTCATTATAGGTACGATACCTAATGACAATTCTCCTTTTAAGTGTTTGGCAAATAAATCTAATGTAACATCAGCCTTCTTTGTAAGCGCTCTACCTTCTGCTTTACCATCTGCCCTACGAGCTCCAGTGAGCTCGTAGGTACCGTATGCTGACGTTAAGCCACCAAAAAGTTTACTAAAAAATTCTAGTGAACTCATTAAAATGGCGCGTCCGCAGTTCCAGTTTCTTGTTTTTGATCTTCAGAAAGATTTACTTTCGCATTACCTTTTTTACAAGTATCGTAGAATGCCATAGCTGCATCCATAAGAGTCTTGTTAGGTATATCTTTCTCATGTTCGATCTCCCAACCAAACCAAGAACCTAAACTATTTTTTTCTAGCACAGTTCTTAATTTGTAAATCTGAGACCAGGTAGGTGGTTGAAAGAAACCATTCTTACCTTTTCTTCTTTGAGAAAGCATCATTGAATTCCACTTCTTAGACTTCTTAGCCTGAGTAGCTTTCATAACAATGACTGCAGTTTCAGATGGTTGATCGTTCTCGTCTACCATCATCACATAGTGATAATGAGTAGGTTCGATATAATTACCATTTGGCAATCTATCTTTTCGATCATCACCCCTAGTTGTTTTAGACATTATATCCGAATCAGCAGGATATGAGTTAACAGGTGCAACAGAATTCTGTGTACCTCTGTCTGCCCACTCTACATATTCGAACTTAAAGAAACATGGTACGACACTAAAACCATCTTGACCATTATATAATTTGTTCAAGACAGAATTTATGACCATACCAGGTCTTGCCTCACTAACATACTTCGAATCACCTTGAGTGACTTGAGGAGAATTGTTAGTAAGTATTTTTAGGAACGGAAGTGATACATCTTTTGATGTAATGTTTTCCGCACCTGCACCTGCAAATTCTTCTAATGAAGAAAGCATAGGTGTAGAAGCAGTTTGTTTTTCAACAACTGCATTGGCTTGTGTTTTTGCCATGTGTTACTCCTTATGTGTTACTTTTTATTTGTTAATTTAGTCCTGTTAGCGACATACAATCCAAACAATTCAGATGGTATGTTTTTATTCTTCTCAATTTGTTCTCTAACAAATCCTCGAAGAGTTTGCCAATGGACGTCTTGTTTTTGGTCTACGACCAGACCTTGCTTCTCCAGTGATTCTTTTAGTTTCACTGCATCAGCATCTTCCCCCTTACCAAAAGAGACAGATAAATTATTTTTTATCAAATCTCCATGATTATTTTCACGCAGCCAACTGAAACATTCTTCTTTGTTAGCTTCAGATATTTTTGCGTAGTAGTAAGGTGAAACTTCTACAGAGGTTCCATCATCCAGTGTAATAGATGATACTCCTGCTTGTTGCATTAATGTAGGAATGACCTCTTCTGATAATCGTCTCTGTTCTTCTTCAGCTTCTTTTTTAAGCTTTTCAAGATCTTCGACTTTTTTATTTTGAGAAGTAAGCTTTTTGCAAGCTTCAGATATTTCTTTTACTTCGTCAGTTTTTATATTTACACTTGTTAGTTGTTCTAGGTTCATAAATATGACCTCCTTTGTTGTTGACAATATAGTCATGGCTGATAGTATGTCAAGCATTATGTTGAACTTGTTTAACTTTAAAACAGAACCATACGAACACCAAAAAACTTGCTTAAGCAAATCCTGGGATAAACCCACCTACGCTTTCTTTATGGAAATGGGTACAGGTAAAACAAAAGTTGCAATCGATAACATTGGATTATTAAGAGTCAATAAAAATATTACAGGTGTTTTAATACTTGCACCTAAATCAGTTTATACTGTTTGGGCATTTGATGAAATTTATAAACACATGTCTCCAGATGT